CTGGACGTGGTGAGCATGCCTTTCTGTTCAGGCCCGGAAGCCTTGAAAATAGTAGCCAGCCGCGGTAAAAACATGGCCGGAACCGGTCGTCTTGGTGAGTGGCTTGTATCATGAACATCGTACAGATTTTCTCAGGCACTAAAAAGCCTGCACGTCCAGACATCGATACCTACTTCATGTCTATGGCAGTCCTGGCGTCTAGTCGTGCATCTTGCAGTCGCCGTAAAGTGGGTTGCATCTTGACCAACGCCCGGAACCATGTACTGGCCACTGGATATAATGGCCCAGCATCTGGACAGCCTAACTGCAACGACCACCCCTGCGCAGGTTCTGGATTGCCATCGGGCGAGGGTCTAAATCTGTGCGAAGCGATACATGCTGAGCAGAACGCCCTGCTTCAATGCCGGGATGTTTGGGCTATCGACGTGGCGTATGTTACAGCATCTCCTTGCATTACCTGCACGAAGTTATTGCTGAACACGACGTGCCGCAAGGTGGTATTCCTCGAGGAGTATCCACATACTGACGCAAAAGACTTGTGGACACGAGCTGGACGCGAGTGGATTCAATTCACAAGAAAGGAGCTTCTACTTATACAAAATGTGTAGGTGGAGCGCTCTGATAACGCTCTGACGCGCTCTGAAATAGTAAAACGTATGCTAATACATGCTACTAAAACAGAGTTGGTCAGAGCGATTCCCATTACCAAAGGAAACGATATGGCAACGAAAAAAGCACCCTCAAACCTCCTGCAAGAAGCAGAGGCAGTTATTTATGGCGACCGGGAGGCGACGTACGGAGCCCCTGGTAAGAATCTGCTCGCAATCGCAGATTACTGGACTGTGCACCTCAAGCACAAGTACAACTTCAATGGGCAAATCACGATGGATGACGTATGCCAAATGATGATCTCAGTCAAGCAAGCTCGTTTGCTGAATTCCCCGACTCACCACGACTCCCAAGTGGATACGGCCGGTTACATCGCCCTTATGGAACGAGTACAGGAATGAAGTTCCTTTATCGCATGAACGCCAACAGCCTAGGCTCTTGGCGGATCTGGGAAGAGGGAAATACTATTCACATCGCCCACGCCACAGTCTTAGGTGGCAGCGAAGTGTTCCACACAGAGTTCGTTCCGGAAGGTTTAGCCGGAAGATCCCTGTCTCAACAGATTCGCTCACGCATTGATTCTCGCATCTCTCGTATGAGGGATCGTGGATACAAGGATACAGTGGTCGAAGCTGAGCGTGACAGTAGTAACCAGATGGGGTTACTTCGCCCCATGCTGGCCCAGTCTGTCGACAAGGTGTCTAACATCGATTATAAGGGTGCGGTCTTGCAGAAAAAGCTGGACGGACACCGCTGTATGATCACTAAGCAAGAGGGGAAAGTAATTGCGTACTCTAGACAGGGTAAGGAGATTTCTTCGATTACCCACATACTCGGAGCTTTACGGGATGTATTACCTGAAGGGACTACTCTGGACGGCGAACTTTACTGTCACGGTCAACCTCTTCAAACGCTGGCTTCGTGGATTAAGCGTGCTCAAGATAATACTTTTCTGCTTAATTTTGTTTGCTACGACCTTGTGGCCATGGATGATTATGTTGAGCGCCACAAAGAATTGAGCGACATAATCAAGGGCACTGATACAGGTCGTGCTGGAAAGATCCTGCCCTTGCCGTACACTCTATACAGGGATAGGCCTTCGATGTACGAGGAAATGCACAGAGTGCGAAGTGCAGGGTTCGAGGGTCTTATTCTCAGACTCGCTGGTCGTTCTTACGAGACTGGTAAACGGAGTTCTGGGTTACTGAAGGTGAAGCACTTTCATGACTCAGAATTCAAGTGCATTGGGGTAGAACCTAGTGCTGACGGATGGGGTATCTGCGTATGCCTTGCAGATAATGGCAAAGAGTTTCGCACCTCGGCCCCCGGTACCTTCGCAGAGAAGGTTGAGGTATTGCGAAACAAAGAGGACTACATTGGGAGTTGGCTCACTGTAGAATATAGTCAGCTTACTGTGGAGGGGCTACCCTTCCACGCAAGCGCAAAATGCTGGAGAGATGATGTCTAAACATGTGATGCTGGATTTGGAGACCTTTGGCACTGATGCCAATGCCGTAATTGTCTCCATTGGTGCTGTCGTATTCGACTTCGAGAAAGATGATTTCACTGAGACCTGGTACTCTACGGTCGATGCCCGTAGCTGTGTGGACGCAGGTCTAGTTATGACCCCTGAGACAGTGATGTGGTGGCTGAAACAGAGTGATGAGGCCCGCTCCATGTTTAAGGAGACAGGGCGTGATCTCAAGTCTGCACTGAGCCTGTTCGATTCTTGGATCAAAGAGCACGACCCAGCAGGCGTTTGGGGTAACGGCTCTGACTTTGACAACGTGCTTATCGCAAATGCCTGCAAGGCAGTGGGTCGCCCGTTGCCCTGGAAGTACTACAAGAACATGTGCTTCAGGACTATGAAGAACCTGTTTAAGGTCGATGTGAAGCGTGAAGGCACTCATCACAATGCCGTGGATGACGCGGTGTACCAAATGCGCGTCTTGAAGGAAATCAATCGGGTTTACGCTCTGAACCTCAAATAGCGCTCTGATCTAGCGCTCTGGTTTAAGTTATAAAGTAGCGGCCTTGGTATAGCTATTGGTAGCTACTTTATAAACTGATCAGAGCGCTATCCAGAGCGCTACTTTTAACATAGAAGTAGCTTTATATGTTGGAAACAAAAAAGACGACTAGCTTTTGAGGCTAGTCGTCAAGTGGCGTTCGAGGCCACGGTGGGAGACTACAAAATAAGGATAGGGGTTGGGTACGTTGGAAGTTGCAACGTTTGTAGCTGACACCCCTATCTGGTCATTGCTACGGCCGGAAACTATTTACTGGAACCGCGACTAACGAACCAGTAACTGAATGCAGTTGACGCCTGAGCGGTAACCCAAGCAAAGGCTTGCATACCTGCTTCGAAGCGTTGGGCGATGGTCATAGATGGCCAGTCAGAGACCATCATGTTTATAACCATCCAATTGAGATACAGAGCTGCGCCAGCCAAAAGGACCGTCAATACAGGGCGGATGAGTTTGTTAAATACACTGGCAAGGACGAAGAGCCAACCCAGAGTACCCGCGGCTTTGATTTCATCAGCTGTGATCTGCTCAGCTTTCTGGACCTCAGCAACCGCAGCCATACGGGCTGTATCATACGCTGCATCACCTTCAGCCACAGCAACATCGAGTTTGCCCTTCGCTTCCTCGCGGGCGATCTCCAGGTCACTCTGGCGAACCAACAAGTCATTGGCCCACTTGTCTTTCTCATGAGCCAATTCGATCTCTTTGACCGCAATGTCGGTTCTTCGATTGAGGAACGCGAAAATACCACCGATGAGGCTACCGACGGCCGAGCTGCCTAGTAGGGCGATTAAGGATGCGATCATTTTATCTCCAGTATAAAGGGTTGGCCATTAGCCCAGTCAGTCAACAGTCTCAGAGCTGGGCGACTGACGAGCCCTGCACGTTGCATATTACCGGCTTTGTTTCTCATCATACCAATCCTCATACAGGGGGCGATGCAGCCCTCTAATTGAGTCGTATAACCTAGCGAGGAGTCCCCAGCCAGGTTGGCTGAGTGTATCAGGATATTGCCACGTCCAGGGACGTTAGTAACGCCGTAGACTCGACCAAACTTGGGGCTATTCACAAGTCGACAGACGTAAGACCCTGGCGGGATACACGAGATCTTGCGCTGATTATCTCGCCAAGGCAACTCCAATGTATGCACTGTAGTAGCGTTGAATATCAGGGTGCCAAAAGTACCCGCATCAGTACTCTCGGCCCTTACAAGGATTGCTGCAAGTATCATTTCATAGGACCCTTTAGGATTCCGGTCCAGATCCACAGAGCCGCGAGTCCAAGGATACCCAATAACCCCTTACTAGTCACCTCGTTAAGCATTTTTTCCCAAAATGCTGCGCGAGCCTCCGCCGCTTTAATAACGGCTTCATGATGTTTACGATGACCAAGAGGGTCCCCCTCTGGGAATGCTTTATTCATAAGAGTCGCGATTTCTTCGGCTAGGGTTAGAGTTTCATCAGTCATGTGGTTAGTGAGTTTGGTATCCAAACCAGCCACATGCGTCTTAACGTGTTTCACATCATCGTGCACTAACTGCAACAACAAGATGAGCGGCGTATCTTCTGGTTTACGCCGCTCAACCAGCGGCGCCACGTCGATTGAGCGGCGTTCGGGTGGGTTTTCTTCTTGCACTATGTCTCCAAAAGTTTTAATGACTGAACTGGTGTGAGGCCAAGCCAGTATCTAGATGCTAAATGATTGGCACAAGACATTGTAGATGCGCCGTGGGAAATCTGTACAATGTAAGCCTCGACCTCTGACAATTGTCTAAAGGCTTTGTCGGTTAGGTAGCGCCACCAGAATGTCAGTGTGCCAACCTGCTTCATTTGGACCTGATGAGTCCGCTCATGGGCTAGTAGTGGCGCATCATCACGGTACTTGGGGTGGATGACGATCAGACGCTGGCTGACCGTGAGGCCAGCAGCGAACCAGAGCAGGTGGGTGTGGAGGATCACGCTGCTTCCAAAGCCGCCAAACGTGCTTCAAAACCACGAGCAATAAACATCAACAACTGGTCAGTGCGGAACCCGTAGGTATTACCGGCCGTTCTGACTGTTTCAGTCCACGCTTCTTGGGTAATTGGCCCATCCACCACATTACCTTCGGCATCTTCAACCTTGGAATAAATAGCGGGGTGATCCTTGGTTTCGGTGTCCCACTCGTCATAACAGATAAAGCCATAGGCCATCGCATCCAAACCATGCATCTGCATGATTTCAATGGCACGCTGAACAGTCATGCCGGTGTGGTTGCGCGCTGCGTCACCCTTGCTTTCAATAGCCGCAAGAAATTTGAAGATGCCGATTTCTTTTCCAAGCTGCTTGCTTGCGGCGAGTTCAGCGTCTTCAAAAGACCGCACACTTGTTTTTACCCGAGCATCAGAGGTGTTGATTGTTCCAGCAGTCGCAAAAACTTCTTTCCAGCCTTGTCCCGCAATACCCAGATTTTGCGTACCGTCAGCGCCAGGATAAACCGAACCGTAAAGACCGCCCGCAAGCGTTCTTATCTTGAGAAGCGATGTAAACGTTGGCGTGGCTCCTGCAACTCCAGCAGGGGCATGACGCCAAATAAAATCAAGCGCGTCAAAATACATTGACTTGATGTCATCGCCGTAGTCGTATGTGTTGGTATTCATGTTGTGGTTGTAGGCGATGGACTTGTAGCCATTAGCCGAATCACCGATGAACATCTTGACCGCAGTGCCAACGGAGAGAATGCCCGAGTCTTTAAAGTTCGTTTCTGCCCCTATTGAGTTTTTTCCCAGATTGTTTGCAATAAACAGAGGGTATTTGTTAGCTGCCGTTGTGTTCTGGTTTCGGATATAAACGCCGTATTCATTAGTGACGGTGCCCGCGCCAGAGTGCGGCGCAACGTCGAGTCCGATGACGTTGGTGACTGTCGCCCCTGCATTGACTATTGGATATGAGCCAAAGCCATACATGTTTGTCTGCGTTCCGGTTGAAGCAGCAGTATTCCGCGCTTGAAACCCAATGGTATGGTCTATTGCGGCAGAGCCGCCTGATACGAGTGCCGCATCAAAAGATGCCGCTGAATAACCAGCACCCGCTGGACTGAACGTGGTTTCATCACGAAAGGCATGAGGGCTTGTATTGGCAACGTGAGTTCTGACGGTTTTAAAAATTGCGTCTGGTGTCCCGGCGTCATCCGTAGCGGTGCCTTCAAATCGAGGTGACTTCACTTTTGTCAATGTGGCCCCGCTGGCAAGATCGGCAGCGATCAGCCCTTGATACACCCGCCATTTGCTGGCCGTATCCGTCGCAAACGCTGCGCTGCTGGTGTGCGCCACCACGCACACGTACCAGGTGCCGGACTCGCTCACCAGGTCTTTGACAGCGTAGGCCGTGGCAGTTGCCCATGCGTCACGGCTGGTAAATGATTTCAGGGTTTCAACCGCACCGTACATGGTGCTTTTGGTGTTGCCCAATCGGTCGGTGGCAGTCATGGCGCTACTGGTGGCAAGCGTTGCGATATGGTCCACATCGGTTTTGGCGTTGGCCAGGTCGGCAATGGTGATGGTGCTCATGGGAATGTCCTGGATAAGTTTTAGCCGTGGCTTTGGCGGGATTTTTCAAGGGTTGCAAAACGGGTGCGCAGCGACTGCACTTCAGCAATCAGGTTGGCGATGATTTCAGCGCTGGAGTAGTCCATAGCCTGCATCTTTGGGCCATCTTTGACGCCGGTTGCGACGTTGGTACGAGAGACTGCCTGCACTTCATGAGCAAGCAGGCCGACAAAGGTGCTTCCGTCTGCTTTCCAAGTGCCTTCGACGGGATTCAGGGCATCTATGTACGCACCTGAGTTTGTCACCGGCCCAGTGATATTTTTTAGCCGGTAATCAGAACTGGTGGTGTAGGATGTTGCCGACCCATTTGTTGTGATTGAACCTACCTGAGTACCTGCCCCAACATAAAATTCGATAAACCCGCGTGTGCCAGCGGTCGTGCTTGTGTTGTGTACCCAAAGAATTGCATCACTACCGGCACCTTCAATTTGCGCGGCGTAATTTCCTGACGATACGGAGCGAAGTTTGAAATTTACCCCGTATTTGTTGGCACTTGTTGTTCCAATCAACAAATTTCCAGTCGCATCCAGTACCAGGTCGGTGCCGGAAGATAGTTGTTTGCTGGCGTTGAGGAAGGCCACGCCATTGGCGGTTCCGGCGTTGTGCGTGACAGTCGATGAGGTTGTCAAGGTGGTGAATGCCGCCGCAGCGGCAGTGGTGCCACCAATGGCACCCGGTGCTGGAAATACCGTGGCTTGCAGCCATGTCAACAGCGTGGCCTTGATGTTTGACCAGGTCAATTTTTTGAGTGCAAACGATGCCGCACTGTCAACCAGTGGCAGCTCATCTGCATCTACCGGCGTGGCTTTGCTGGTGGCTGCAGTTACGGCGCTTGCTATTTTTGCCGCGCTGACGCCGCCCACTTCTTTGACCTGCTCTGTGTAGTCTTTGGTGTAGAGTTTGCCGTCTGCCAGGTTGACGGCCAAGGCACCAACGGCAACTTCAGACGGTCCAGGCACATTGCCCGCAATGCTGCTGTGCGTGATGGGTACGGGGGCGATGTAGTTCATGGCGGTCAGGTGATGACGGTGGCGCGGGCGGGTACGGCAGCCGTGTCGCCTGCGTAATAGTCCGCGCTGTAGTTGATGGCTCTGATCTGGCAATACTGGCCGTCGGTCACGTCCAGCTCTTGCACCAGGTAGGCTTGGGCGGCGCGAGCGCTGTCGGCGGCGAATGAGTAAATGGTGCGGATCCCTGATTCGCCATACGATGTGGTGATACTCTCTGATGGGAGGGAGGCCAGCACAACCTTATTGGCCGCGATACCTGCGGTGCAAGCTATACTCTGCAGAGACCCATCCCGTCGCATGAGTACGATACTATGAGCCACTGATGGCGTAAATACTACATCCTGACTGAGGGTCAGAATCAAACCGGCCTGGCCTACCACCTCGCCATCATAACTCTTAAAGCGAGTGTTATCCACAACATCGATTCTGGAGTTTGGCAGCAAGCTACGAGCATCTAAGGTCGTGGTGGTTTCCAAAGTTATACGCTGACCGAGAAGTTTGGCGTACTCACGAGAGGCCCTGTACCAAGCCTGGGTAAAGCTGCGAATGCCTGCAATTTCGAATTTTTTATACTTGTTAGCGGTGTTGCCTAGTGGCAGACTTATGGTCTCGGAGGTATCAGAGTCAGGGTCAACGTAGGTAAATTGCACACCATCGTAATCTGAGTCGGCTGCGAAACTGCGAGTAATGGTTTCGCTATTGGGCTTCTTATT